GTGGGCGCGTGTGCCGCGGAGGGTGCCCGGGTTCCGGAGGAATAGAACGGATGTTCGATGATTGAAGCGGGCGGGCTGCTGATCGCGCTGGTTGCGGCCGGGCTGCTCACGCTGCTGGTCCTGGCGCTCATGAGCGACTGATGGCCGACGCGGATCAGGGGCGCTTATGGGATGACTGGGGCCGGTATCACCATCACGGGCGTGATACCGAGTACGAATCGGCCGAACGCGTCGCTCCCCGGACGGGCACGCAACGGGCGCGCGTGCTCGCGGAATTGCGGGCGCGCGGCGCGCATGGTGCGACCGATTGCGAGCTATGGCAGGCGGGCATCGGGGCGCGTCCACATGTGCCCGCGACGCGCCGGGAGGAGCTGATGATGGATGGCTGGCCGATCATCGATTCGGGCATTCGACGGCTGACCGACACCGGGGCGCGCGCGATCGTATGGGTGCTATCCGATGGATGACGCGGGCCCTTTCGTCATCGCCCTGGGCGACTGTTTCGCGTGCGGGCGCCCGTTCACGTTCCATCCGGATCTGGTGCCGTCGATCCTGTTCGATGGCGAGCGGGAACCCGTGTGCCCCGCGTGCATGGAGCGGGTCAACCGGATGCGGGTCGCGAAAGGGCTCGATCCCCATCGTGTGCATCCGGGCGCCTATGGACCCGGGCGGGACCCCTGGGGCCCGTGACAGATCTATCCGTGCTGGTGTGCATGCCCGTGCACTACGGGGCCGCCCCGGTGCCGTCGGATCAGGCGCGCTGCGCGTCGTGCGGCATCCCCGTATGGATCTCCGTCCGCGGGCGCGGGTCGATCTATCGGATCGAATGCATGGCGTGTGCATTCAGCGCGATGCATGAGGCGGGCGAGACTGTGGAGATCCGACCTGCCCCCTGGGTCGCGGACGATCTGTGACCCGCGTCAAGGTGCCTGAGGCGCGCACTCCCCTACGGGGACGCGGACGCGCCCAGTGCATCCGCGTCACGCCCGCGGCGGACGATCATACGCGGCTGCTGGGGCATCTCGAAAACCGGGATCTCGCGGCCGCGATCGCGTTCGCCGCGCGTGATGCCCGTTGGCTGCGCCCCGCCGATGCGCCCGCGCTGGTACTCGCGCAGCTGATCGCGGCGGAGCTCGCGGACCCGCATCCGCGTGTGCCCCAGCATGCGGGCCCCGTAGAGTCTGATGAAGTGGGCACGATCCCCGCATTCGACCTGCCGGGGGGCGGGGGCAAGCGGCGGGACCCTCCTGACCCGCCGTCATCCCCGCCCCTCCGGACACTCGCGCCGATCCTGTTCCAATTACTCACAGGGCTGGGGATGCTGCCCGAAGCGCGCGCCCGCCTGGGGATCACACTGGTCGAGGAACCCGAGCCGATCGTGCCCCGACCCGCGCGCCTACCCCGGGCCGCGCGATAGGTGCCACGGCGTCGGGTTCCTGAGCCGCGGTATCAAACTCCCCTCCCCCGCGGGTTCGATTACAGCTGGGGCGGCGCGATCGCGTCCCATGCCGCGCTCAATCTCCGCGACGACCTGGGGCGCCCGTTGCAGCTGGATCGTTGGCAACGGCTGGCACTCGCGCGGGCACTCGCGTGCGATCAGGATGGGCGGCTCGCGCACCGGCTGTATCTGCTGTCCACGGGTCGACAGAACGGTAAGACGGTGGTGATCCGCCCCCTCGCGGCCTGGGCGCTCACCGATTCGCCCCTGTGGCGGGTGATCCGGGGACTCGCGTATGACCGCCAACAGGCGCGCCTTGTGTACGACGCGGTGTACGCGGATGCGGTGCGGCCGCGCTCCCCTCTCGCGAAACGGCTGTACGCGACCCGCATGAGAGGCATCCGGGGCCCGGGCGGGCGGGATTACCGGGTCGCTTCGAAGGATGCGGGGAACGCGCTTCGGGGTCACACCGTGGATCTGGCACTGTGGGATGAGGTGCTGACCCAACGGGATGACACGGTGTGGGCGACGCTGCTCCCGGCCATGAGCGCGACGCCCCATCCGTTCGCGTTCGGCGCGAGCACGGCGGGCACCGAGCGGTCGGTTCTGTTGCGCAGCTGGTATGAGCGGGGCGTACGGATCTGCAAGGGGATCGACCCCCCGGGCACGTTCGGGATGACCTGGTACGGCGCGGATGACGGGGCATCACCCGATGATGTGCTCGCGATCCTCGCGGCCAATCCCGCGCTCCATGTGGGGCGGATCAGCTGGGGCACGATCGACGCGGAACGGGGACTGTTGACGCCCGACGCGTTCAAACGCGAACGCCTGAACCTGTGGACCGATGCCGCGGATGAATGGCTACCCCCTGGGGTATGGGGCCGACAGTCGCGCCCGGATCTGGCAATCCCGATCGATGCGCCCCGGCTTGTGCTCGCGGTGGATGCATCCCCCTCGTGGCGTCACGCGACGGTCACGGTTGCGGGCTGGATCGCGCCCAATCACGTACACGTCGCGATTGCGGGCGAGCTCGATGCACTCCGCCTGGGGAGCGCGGGCGGTCACATCGCACCCGCGCAGCTGGGCGAGCTGGTGACCGCCGCGATCGCCACATGGGGGCCCGCCGCGCTGGTCTACGATGCCGCTTCCGCGGTGTCCCCCCACGCCGCGGCATGGGCGGATGACCTGCCCCTGATGGCCTTATCGGGGATGCAGATCCGATCCGCCTGTGCCGCGCTGTATGGCGCGCTCGTGGGCGGCGAGCTGACCCATTCGGGCGATGCGGTACTGACCGCACAGGCGCATGCGGCCCGGCGATCCGATGCGGGCGAATCGTGGCGCCTGTCGCGCCGGGCGTCCGCGTCCGATATCGATGCGATCCTCGCGGCCACATTCGCCGCGTTCGGCGCCCTGACCGCGGAGGTGATCCCGACTCCGTCGGTGTGGTGACCCTGCCGAATGGCATGTACGCAGGATTGCGTACGTTGCGTATCCTCCGCGGGTGGGCGTGAGGGATGCGCTGGGGCGAATCGCGGAACAGTACCGCGCCGAGCTGCGGGCGGAGCTGGTCGCGCGACCCGCCCCCGCGCTGCGACCCGAAACGCTGGGGCCGGCGCTCACGATCGAACAGGTAATCGCGGACTCGATCGCCGCGCGTGAGTCGGGTTTCACGCTCGCGCAGGCGTGCGAGATGCCCCCCGTAATCCGCGCCAAGATGCTACTGACCACGATCGCCGCGCAGCTGCCCGCGACGCTCTATCGCGATGGGGCGCCCGCGGAGGTGCAACCGCGGATCGTGACCAACCCGTACCGGGGCCTCGGGCGCCATCGGATCGACATGGTGTCCGAAACGATCGACGGGCTGATCGATCACGGCGAAGCGTTCTGGCGACTGGTCGATCCGGATGCGGAAGGGCGCCCGCAGGGGATCGTGGTGCTCCCCTGGGACACGGTCGAAGTGGACTGGTATCCGCGCGCGGTGGGGATCACGCCCCGCTACCGGTTCCGGGGCAAGGAGCTGCTGCTGGACACCGACCTGAAGCACATCGCGATCGGGCGCAAGGCGGGCGAGCTGCGGGGGCGCGGGCCATTGACCGAGGGCCTGCCGTATCTGGCCGCGATCGATGCCGCGGAGCGCTACGCGGCGGGCTGGTACGGATCGGGCGGCATCCCGTCGGTCGTGCTCCGGAGCAAGGCGGACGTCAACGAGCAACAGTCGCTTGATATCAAGGCCAAGTGGATGGCCGCCCATGCGGACGGGATCGCCACGCCCGCGGTGCTGGGAGGCGGGATCGAAGATAGCTATCCCGACACCGACCCGGCACGCTCGCAGCTGCAAGAGGCGCGATCCTTCGGCGCCACCGTGGTCGCGCGTCTCCTGGGCATCCCGGGGCCCCTGCTGCTGATCGAAACGTCGGGCAGCACGATCACCTATCAGAACGCGACCGCGGCCCTGGGCGAGCTCGTGAAAGGCACGCTCGCGCCGACCTACCTGTCCCCGATCGAAGCCGCATGGAGCGACCTGGTCGGCTCGCGCGCAACCGTCCGGTTCGACCTGGGCGAGCTGCAACGGGCGGATCTCGCGGCGCGGGTCGGGATCTACAAGGAATTGATCCCCCTGGGCGTGGTCGATCCGGCCGAAGTCCGGACCTGGGAGGGATGGGGCCCGGTCGGATCGCCCACGCCACAGTCCGCGCTCCGCCCGTCCCCCCTCCCCCGCCCGCTACTCGCTTCGGAGGTGCCCGCATGACGGAGCTTCGCGCATGGATCGGCGACGCGGACGTGATGGTCCGCGCCGAGCCCGAATCCGATGGGCGGGTGATCGATCTGCGCCTCCTCCCCTGGGATACCGTCGCGCAGACCGACGAAGGTCGGGAGCTGTTCCGCCGGGGCGCATTCGCGGATGCCGACCCGGAGATGGTGACCGTCGAGAAAGGCGAGCACGGGGGCGCCCTGGTCGGCCGGGGGCTCGCGCTGGAGGAGCGCGAGGATGCCGCCTACCTGTCGGCGCGGATCAGTCACATCCCCGCGGGCGATGAGCTGTTGGAGCTGGTCCGCGATGGCGTGCTCCGACAGGTGTCGATCGCGTTCGCGCCGGTCGCGGGCGGCCATCGAAAGCGACCCGACGGGGTCACCGAACGGTCA